ACGAATCTCATAGGCGAACTTGCCACGGTGACCGCAGAGCGCGACCGATACAAGGCGGTGCACGAGAACCCGCAGCCTCTGACGCTAGAGGAAGTAAAGGAACATATAACAAAAGGACATCCAAATGATATTAAACCATTGTATGTGGATTTTAAACCTACAATTCCAATTGATTACGCTTCACGATGGAGGGATGCATATAATTTGTCTCGGTTAATTGCGGGGAGAGGCGATGAATACGGAAAAACATGGATTGCTTACCGCTCAAAGCCGAAAAGGAGTGAGTAATTATGAAGTGTGAAAACTGTACTAAGTATGATGATTGCCGGACAGGCTCTGGATTGACATGGCCGTGCGGGGCGTATGTGCCGAAAAATATTGAAAGATGCGGCATTTTAAAGCGTGTGGAAACGTACACGGACACACGGACTTGCACCAGCTGCCCGCTTGATGGGAATTGCGAATTTGTGAAGTGTAAAAAAAAGGAGATTTGAGATTATGACGAACGTTGTACTTGTAAGGCATGAAGCCGACTATGGATTCGGTAATTATCTTTTTGAAACGCCTGTTGACTTGAAAAAAGGGCAGCGCGTGCGTGTGAAAACGCGCAGGGGCGAATCGGATGCTATTGTCATGCATGACAGCGCCAAAGTTGACGAAAATGCGCTTGCCATGATGGTGACTGCCTGTCATGCGAGCCTGCCGCTTGCGCCTGTGATTGGCGTGTATTCGTTCATTCCGGTGGGCAGAGGCGTAAAAAATGTGTGAGGGGGAAAACCAGTGAAAGAAGTATTTGAAAAGGCAATCCTTACATACGGCCAGACCGCGCAAGAGGATGTAGCCATCGAAGAAATGAGCGAACTCATCAAGGCGATTTGTAAAATGCGGAGGGCAGGCGTGAACGAAAAGCCAGCGGCAACGGATGCCATCGTTGACGAGATCGCGGACGTGTCTATTATGATGGAGCAACTCTGCATGATGTACGAGTGCTTTGACGCTGTGGAAAACCGCAGGCAATACAAGGTGCGCAGGCTAGCAAACAGGCTCAAGGAGGCCCCGGCATGCTCGAAATAATCATAGCTTTCGTAAAGGCTGTGGGAATTGTATTGATGCTGTCCTGCCCTGTTGTTGTGTGGGCGTGTCTGGTGGTTGGTGGACGATATGATGACAAAAACGGGAAAATGTGAGATTTGCGGTACAGAGTTCGTATACGCTCCAAATCGCAGATACTGCAATGCGTGCGCGCATAAGCGGAGCGTTGCGAGTACGAAAGCGGCGTTGAAGCGGAGAAATGAGCGCCTAAAGCAAGAAGTATCTAAGCCGCAAGAGCAACCGGGCGGATGGCATGTCGTCAAATGCACAGGCTGCTATTGTTACAGGCCGCTGCGGCAAGGCGGGCGCGGAGCTATGAACGCGTGCCACTACCTGATTGACACGGATGTCCCGCGCGGTATACATCTACACGAATGCTATAAACGGTCCGGTACGCCATACAGGCCGGGGAAGAAAGTATGATTCGGGAGGTGTTGGGGTGTACGATCTGCCGCATGGAATCGTGCGCGCGTGCGCGGGAGTTGTTGAGGCGCTGGATGTGCTGCCAGACCGATATAAGCAAGCTGTGGCGCGTGCGGAGGAAAGCGTCGGGCAAAGCTTTGATAAAGATGCTGTCGCAGCGCGCAGGGCGCTTATAGCCGCGGTGAAGTTATCCATCATCAATCAAAAGGACTGGCCGTATGATTTTTTGGAGGCGCATTACGGGTTTGCGGTAAGCCGCAGAACGTTCACAAGGGAGAAACGGAAATTCTGCTGGGCACTGGCGAAAGAATTGGGATTGATATAGCAAAATCCGGAGGCTTCTCACCTCCGGATTTGCTTTACAGTTTTGATATTACTTCTCGCGCGGCGCGCTTGCCGTTGTCTGTAAGTTGGCGCTGCCATGCATTTTGCGACGGTGCCCAGCGGAACCCGTTGGCTTTCAGCAGCTCACGGGTGTCGGCATCCGGCTTGTCCTCAAAAATGAGCTGCACGCGCATGATCTCGGTATCCTCCCGGTAGGTGCAGCCCTCGGCGGCCTGCTGCTCAACCGGCGCTGTCTCCTTGGCCGCCAGCAGTGCAGAAAGGCGCTCCTGCGTACGTTTGAGGTTGGCCCGGTTGTTTGTCAAGGCATAGGTCGGAAACGGCCCGCGGGCGTAAAGCGTGACTTCCTTGACGGCTTTCGCGGCCTCGGGCGACATTTCAAAGCCGTCCATGGTGCCGTGCTTGCGGTAATGGACATTCGCGGCTTTCATTGTGTCCTGCGCAAGCGTCAGGCGTTCCACCTTCGCTTGGAGCTGTTCAACCGCTTCGGGGTCGCCGGATAGAATCGTGCTGGGGTCGCCCGCGGCGCGGCTGATCTCGTCCTCCATCCGTTGGATGGCGTTCCAATCTTCCCGAAGCTTTTCTTCTCGGCGGCTCCACTTCTCATGCGCCCGCATGTTGTAATTGCTGGGGCCTGCAACAAACCACGATACGTGCCTGGCATTATTTGCGGCGCTGTTGTTGTAGTATGCCGCGAGGCGGCGGGCATAGCGGTCGGCCAATGCGTCTAATTTTGCCTCATGTCCGGGGCGGCATCCTTGCTTTGCAGCCTCGCACTTTGCGGCAAACGCATCCACAGCGGCGCGGTAGCTCGCCGTCGTGCTGCCGGGCTTGTAGTCGGTGATAAGGTGATTCTGCTCGTGGCCTCGCTTGCAAAGTTCCTCGTTGATCTCGTAATACATGGTTATTCCTCCTTCAAAATGCGCAGCTCCGTGACCGGCTGCATGTTGTCGTATACGGTGCCTATTGTATTCCCTTTCTCCCCGTGTACCGATAGGACAGCTTATTGACATATTAAGCGGATGCACTTGCTTTCCGCTGTGCGGCCAACATGGCGTTATAGGCCCTGATATCAAGTCTTGGGGTTTGCTGTACTTTTTCAACCTGCTGCACAGTAAAAAGATAAGCCTTTTGTTTGTAGTGGTGGGAAGTGTCAATATCTTCTGCCTTTCCGTCCTTTGTGGTGACTTCGGTTTTTTCTTCCTTCCAGCGCCACAGATCACATACAAGAGCACTTTTTTCTCCGCGCTTTACTTGATATCCCATCTTGCGCCATTGTGTGTATGTATGGATGGGGAGTTCTCCCCGTTCGCTGATAATGGTTTTGGCCTCATCTTCCGTATAAAGTTCAGCCGCGATTGCCGCGTTGGTGATGATCTCAAGATTTGTCATGCTTCGCATCCTCCTTGCATTTTGTGTGGGCGATATGGTAAAATACAGACAAGGGCAACAGCTTTTGTGTGGGTGTGCCTTTGGGTCAGTAGTTAGCGGCTACTGGCCTTTTTTGTTGCCTTTGCAACTGCTGCGGCGAAAAGCTGCTTTTGTGTTTTGCTGTCCAGCTTCGCCCAGTCTTTGCAGGTCATCGGCTCACCTCGCTTTCGGTTTGCCGTTGCCCTTGCTGTGTCTAAATAATAGCACGATATCGTGCAATAGTCAAGCACGATATCGTGAATTTGTATAGTTGCACTATATCGTGTGCGCTGTTTTGTTTGTTTTCACTATATCGTGCAATTTGTATATATGTTATAATAAGCGCGAGGTGATACAATGGCATATAACGAGGCCAAAAAGCGCAGCAATCAAAAGAGCGATGCAAAGTACATGCAGATACTACTAAAGCCATATAAGGCAGAGGGAGAGGCAATTAAAAAGGCCGCGATAACGGCGGGACAGTCTACACAGGCATATGTTTTGCAGGCTGTGCGTGAGCGTATGGAACGAGATAAAGGCAAATAAAACGTGGCGCAAAATCCAACTACTTTTTTGATACGATAGGCTTAGGGGAAACCCTGGGCCTATTTTTTATGCCTGAAAGGGGGTGGGCGGATGGCTGCTGCTAACAGCACGAAAACAGCAAAGAAGAGCGTACCGGGGAAGCCGTTTGAAAAGGGAAAAAGCGGAAACCCGAGGGGGCGGCCTAAAATTCCGCCGGATGTGCGGGACATGTTCAAGGCCGCAACGCCTGCCGCCGCAAAGCTGCTCATCAAAACAATAGATGACGAGGACGCTCCGCTGGCGCTGCGGATGGACGCGGCAAAGACAGTGATTGACAGGGTGTACGGTAAGGCTACACAGCCAATTGACGGGAACCTTGACGCGACGCTGCAAATCGTGATGTCCGATGAAGCGCGGGAGCTGATGGGCTGATGCAATGGAATATTGGAAAGCCAAACACAAAACAGATTGCTTTTTTTAAAGCACGCACAAGGTTTGTGGCATATGGCGGGGCGCGCGGCGGCGGCAAAAGCTGGGCGGTGCGCAAAAAAGCCGCCGGGCTTGCACTGTCTTATAACGGGATCAGCATTTTGATTTTACGTCGCACGTTCCCGGAGCTGCGGGAAAACCACATTTTGCCGATGATGGCCGACTTAATGGGGATTGCACGGTATCGGGACATGGACAAATCTTTTACCTTTCCCAATGGCAGCCGTATCGTATTCGGCTACTGCGACAGCGAGGCGGACGTGCTGCAATATCAGGGGCAGGAATACGACGTTATTTTTATGGACGAGGCCACGCAGTTCACGGAGTTCCAGTTCACCACGCTGACGGCATGCCTGCGCGGAGCCAACGACTTCCCAAAGCGCTTTTATCTGACCTGCAACCCCGGCGGCGTGGGGCACACTTGGGTGAAACGGCTGTTTATTGACAAGCAGTACAAAGCGTCGGAACGCCCGGAGGATTACTTGTTCATAGCCGCAAACGTATATGACAACCACGCGCTGATGGAACATGACCCGGACTATGTGCGGATGCTGGAAAATCTGCCGGAGGAACAGCGCAAGGCGTGGCTGCTGGGACAGTGGGACATCTTCGAGGGCCAGTATTTCGCGGAGTTTGACCGCGATATCCATGTGTGCAGGCCGCACGGCATACCGGCGCACTGGCGGCGTTATGTGACGCTGGATTACGGCATGGACATGCTGGCGGCGCTTTGGATGGCTGTGGACGAGCAGGGGCGCGCCGTGGTGTATAAGGAGCTATACGAGGGCCGGGACAATGGCAAGGGATCCAATAAACAGGGCCACATCATCAGCGAGGCGGCGCGGCGGATGCTGGAGGTAAACGGTGATGACGATATATACACATGGCTGGCACCGCCGGACCTGTGGAACCGAAGGCAGGACACGGGGAAAAGCGCGGCGGAAATATTTTTTGAGAATGGCGTCGCACTGACAAAGACCGGGAACGACCGTGTGGCTGGATGGCTGGCGGTGCGGGAATTTCTGGCTTTGCGGCCGGACGAGCAGGGCGGAACGTCTCCGGGGCTGCGCATCTTCGACACCTGTATAAATCTCATTCGCACGCTGCCCGCCCTGCGGCACGACGAGAAAAAGCCGGAGGATGTGGCAAATGAGCCGCATGAGCTGACGCATGCACCGGATGCGCTGCGTGGGTTCTGCACCTATTGGAGCACGGCGGCGCAGGCTCCCCAAAAACAGACACACGATATCCTGCGGGATGATTTCAGCATAAAGAAGCCCATGGCGGGACCGCTGGGGCAAGGAGGGAAATATCATGTTATCTGACGTTTTAACGTTTGTTCTGGCGCTGGCGGTATGCGGTATGGCGGCGCTGTGCGTATACTGCTACCGCCTCGGGCTGCGGGACGGTATGCATGTGCAGGAAGGAATAGCTCCGGAGCCTGCGAAGATGCCTGTTAAAGCTACGGTAAAGCGCACGGACAAATATGACACGATTCTGGCGAACATCGACGCATATGACGGGACCGGGAAAGGCCAGAGGGTGGTTAAATGATGCAGGAAAAAGAGTGTACGGACATCTGGCGCAAGTACCAGGCGGGCAAGGACCATCACAACAAAGCGAACATGTACACGCTGACGGAAAAATGCCACCGCTTTTACGAGGGCGACCAGTGGCACGGGCTGCAGTCCGGAGATGAGGAATTACCGGTGCTGAACTTTATCAAGCCCATCTGCCGGTACAAAATTGCCATGGTAGCGATGAACGATACGGCGATCATATTTTCTCCAATGGATGACGACCCGCAGAAAGCCGAGATTTGCGACGCATTGACGGAGTTCGCGGCGGCGCAGTGGGAAAAGGGCAAACTGGACAGCAAGAAATGGGCCGTTGTGAAAAATGCTTGCATCACGGGAGATCATTATCTGTACTGCTTTGATGACCGAAAGCCGAGCAACAGCGTAGTAACAGACATGACGCCACGGCTGAAAATGAGGCTGATTGATAAGACTTCGCTGTATTTGGCCAACGAGCAGGAGCCGAACCTGGAAGAACAGGAATGGATTATCATTGCCGAGCGCGTGCCTGTGGACAGCGTGCGTAAACAGGCGAAGGAAAATGGGATAAACGAAGCGGATATCCGTATGATCGTATCCGATGAAGCGGACGAAACGCAGTTAGGCGTTACGAGTGCCGACGAGGTGCAGACGGACAACGGGAAATGCACAAGCCTGTTGTTCATGCGCAAGACAACAGATGGCATGGAGTTCTGCCGTTCAACGGAGACCGTTATTTACCGGCCCATGGAGAAAATCAACGGTTTGGACGTTTACCCGGTGTGCGGCATGCGCTGGGAAGAAAAAATGGGCAGCGCCCGGGGCGTGGGCGTTGTGGAAACGCTGATTCCGAACCAGATCGAGGTGAACCGCACGCTGGCGCGGCGGGCCATCTGCGTGAAGCGGTACAGCTTTCCCACGGTGGTGTACGACCAGGACAAGCTGCTGCAGCCGGAGAGCCTGGGCACAGTGGGGGCAAGCATCGGTGTGAAAAACCTGAACGCGAACCCGGTGGGCAGCTTTGTGCAGTATCTGAACCCCGCGCCCATCAGCGGCGACGCGGCGAATTTACAGGCCGAGCTTGTGGGCACCAGCCGGGAGCTTGAAGGAGCAAGTGAATCAGCCACTGGACAGGTAGACCCAACAAAAACCAGCGGCGAGGCCATCAAGGCGGCCCGCGACCAGAGCGCCATGAACCTGAACGAACAGAGCGCGGCATATAAGCAGTTCGTGGAAGACCTGGCGATGATCTGGTACAAGCTGTGGGTAGCGTATTCTGTACAAGGATTGAAACTGGACAACGGCGTTTTGATTTCGAACGCTGACCTTCAAAATCTGGACATTGATATCAAAATCGACATTTCGCCCATCGACCCGTACAGCGTGCTTTCCCGCGAACTTTCGCTGGAAAACGCGCTGGCGCAGCAGCATATCACATTTGAGGAATACGTGGAGGCGCTGGACGACAATTCCGGCGTGCCGAAGGACAAGTTCCAGGCCATTTTGGACAGGCGCGCACAGGCGCAGCAGGAGGCCGCTCAGGCGATGCTTGCTATGGGCGTGCCGAATGGTATGCCCAGCACGGGAATGGGCGCACAGGGAGTTGCAACCGCATCTCCTGTAATGACGGCAGGAGAGGGGATGATGCAAAATGCTATGCCCATTGTGTAAAACGGAGATGCGCATTTCCGGCAGCCGAACAAAAGCCGAGGGCGACAACAGCCCGGACACCGCTACCAAAGTATACATAGAGCAGGACCTTACCTGCACGAACGCGCAATGTGCGAACCACGGTAAAATCGTGGAGCAGCGACGGGCGTATCTAATCGGAGGCGAGCCGGGCGAATAGCCCGCGCTTCAAATAATTCGCAGGCAACGCGGAAAAATCCAATCGCTTTCCAAGCGTAAAAAGGAGAAAAATGGACGAGAACATGAACACTACAGAAGCGCAGGTACAGGAAAGCGCCGTGCCTGACGCAGAAGCCGTTGCCGCAGAAGAAAACGCAGCGGCATCCAAGCCTGAAACTTCGGTGGAGAATGAAACAGGCGCAAACGAGGCTGAACCCGCCAAACAGCCGCAATCTCCGGAAGAAAACGCAAGGTTTGCCGCCATGCGCCGCCAGCAGGAGGCACAGCAGCGGGAAGAACAGATTTTCCACGAACTCGTAGGAGACGCGGTCAACCCGAATACCGGAAAGCCGTTTGCATCCAAGGCGGAATTTGTGGCATGGCGTGATGAAATGGCAACACGCCAGCGCGCACAGGCTGCGCAGATGGAGCCGGAGGCTTTCAAGCAGCTTGAAGCGCAGCTTCGTGAGCAGATTAAAGCCACAGACCCGGAGATTCGGGCGCAGGCAGAAGAATTGCAGCGACATCGGCAACGGGAAGCACAGGAGCAGTTTTCAAATGATCTGAAAGCCATCCGAAAAGCATACCCGGACGAGAAAGCCAAAAGCGTGGACGAGCTGGGCGTTGAATTTTTGAAGCTGTGCGCGAGCGGCATCAAACCGCTTGTGGCCTATGAGGCCATCCGGGCCGAAAAAGCGCGCAGCGCGGCGAACCCGCCCAGTATGGGAGATGTAAAGCCGACATCTTCCGGAGAAAAAGAGTTCTTCACGCACGAAGAAGTGGCAGCGATGGACCAGGCGACGGTAAGCAAGAATTACGAAAAAATCAGAAAATCCATGGGAACATGGAAGTAAAGGAGGAGTTTTAAACTATGGCATATCAGAATTTTATTCCCACCGTATGGGCGGAAGCCATCAACCGCGAGCTGGAAAAAGCGCTCGTATATGCAGAGGGCTGCAACCGCCAGTATGAGGGCGAAGTAAAGGCGATGGGAGACACGGTACGCATCCTTGGAGTGGGAAAGCCCACCATCACCACAACCACTGACAAGGCGATCACACTGAGCGACCCTGAAAACGTGGATGACACCAGCGTGACACTTGCCATCAAGCAGATCAGCTATTTCAACTACAAGGTAGACGATATCGACAAGCGGCAGGCTGTGGGCGGCGTGATGGAGGCGCTGAACAAGGAGGCGACTTACGGCCTTGCGGACGAGATGGACAAGCACATTGCCGGCATGGCGGCAACACGTGAGGCGGTGAAGTACGCGTCCAGCGCAACATCTATCACCAAAAGCAACGTGCTGGAGGAGATCGACAAGGCGCTGGAAAAGCTGTACGGCAACAACGTGAAGCCCAACGGCAAAATTATGATGGAGGTGCCGCCCTGGTTCTACATGCGCCTGAAGCAGGCGTACACGGCGCTGGACACCGACAACAGCAAAATGCTGGAGAACGGCCGCGTGGGCAAGTACGGCAACGTTATTGTAAAGATGAGCAACAACGTCGCCGTGGATTCCAGCGCAAACAGCCTTATTACGGTGCACACGGACAAGGCAGTGGCGTTTGTGAACCCGATGACGCACGTGGAAGCGTACCGCCCGGAGAAGGGCTTCTCCGACGCGGTGAAGGGCTTTGTGCTGTATCAGGCGAAAATCGTGCGGCCCAAGGAGCTTGTGGTGCTGAACTGCAAGGCCGGGGCTTAATGGAAAGGAGTTTTGAAACATGGCTGCAACTGCAATTGCTTTGACAAAAATCCCCTTGAACGGCGGGGTGGAGCTGCCCGCTACGGCTGCGCTGGACGGCACGGCCGGGGCGGAGATTCAGTTTGACGGGCAGGACACGAAGATCGTGATCCTGATTGAGAACGGCGGCTCCAGCGCCGGGGACGTGACATTCAAAGCCGGAAATGGCATTCAGGGCGTCGCGGACCTTGTGGTGAACGTGGCGAACGGCAAGACCAAGGCCGTGGTGCTGGAATCCGGT